CATGTATTCAAACCTTCTAGCATTGATTAACTTTGCTAGCCAGGATATTTACAAGTCAACTCAACGCGGCCCAGGAACGGTGTTAATCACCTCACCACTAATAGCCTCACTACTTGAATCAGCCGCCAAGCTTGAGGGTGGCCTTCCCGAGAAGGATGGACCAACCAACATGGGTAGCAAGATCGAGTATAAGGGCAAGTTTGCTGGAAAGTATGACTTGATCGTTGACCCACTCTTCCCAGAAGACGAGATTATCATTGGTTACAACGGTGGAAGCCCAATGGATGCAGGTTACGTATACTGCCCATACATTCCATTGATGCCACTGCCAATGGTTACCGATCCAGGCACCTTCCAGCCAAGAAAAGGTATTATGACACGTTATGCCAAGGCTGCAATTCAGCCTTCCAGCAGATTCTACCGTGTCATACGCTTAATCGGAGCTAGCACTGATTACATGAAGCCATACGTCTTCAGCAACACTGGAGTCAATGTCCTCGCTGTAAATGCAGGCTGATCCTAGCAGTAATGCTAGTAATTAAAAGCGGGCCCTAAAAAGCCCGCTTTTTTATTTTAATGCAGACCTAAATATCTTATAGAATGGTAATTCCTCTTATATCAGGCTACGGCTCATCTTATGGAAAATACGGTGGTTCTAGGACCACAGACTATACTCACCCTGGGGATATTGATGCGTCTAAATTAAATGCTAATTTAGAGGTTGACGGGGTGCAATTTAATTTATTTGAGCAAACAGTAAATGATTACATATTAGCTCAATTAGGACATCCAATAGTATCTGTAGAATTAACTCCGTTTCAAATTAAAACTTGCATAGACGAAGCCATATCAAAATTAGATTATCATGCCCCTCAATGGGCTAATCAATTTGCAGTGTTTGATGCGTCAAGTGGTGTAAACATATATGAGCTTCCCCAATTTATGATGAATAATTTAAGCTATGTTGGATATAAAAAAGATATTCTAGGTTTAAATTACACTCCAGGTTCATTAGCTTTTGATTTAACTTTAGCGTTTTTTAACACAAACAGATTTTTCCAAGGCGGCGGAATCGGGGACTTCTTCCTAACACAGCAATACTTAGAGATAATGAGAAGAGTGCTGTCTAATGAAGGGGCATGGTCAGTTGTAAATGGTAGATACATTCAACTTTACCCAGCACCAACTGAAACTCCTACACCAGTGATCGTAGAGTATCGAGCCTTGGACTCTAACACAATAAATCATGCCTACCGCAGTTGGATCCAACGCTACGCTTTGGCGTGCGCTAAGGGCATCCTGGGGCGCGTAAGAGGCAAGTATAGGACACTCCCTGGTCCAGGTGGAGGAGCACAATTAGACGGAGGAATACTAACTCAAGAAAGCTCGCAAGAAAAGAAAGATTTAATTGAGGAGTTGATTTCTGAAATCGAAGAGCGTCCTATGTTTATAGTTGGATAATATGAGTAAATTTTCAAAATTTAAATCTAACATTAATTTACCAAATACGGATGATTACGATAGCCCAATAAGGTTATTTAATAAAATATCCGATCAAAATTTATTTAATGTTATAGACCAAGAGCAGATGAAATTAGCTGGCTCTCCATTGTTAATATTTAAGTATTATCAAAATGCTGAGATTGACGATGTGTATGGAGAAGAGAGAAACAAAACTCACTCAGTAGAACCTATTAGGGCATTTGGTCACTATGAGCCCAGAGCGATAGAAGAAAACTTAACTCAATTTGGTATAGAGCTTACGAACGATCAGCAATTTACATTTAATAAATCTTACATAGAAAAAAAATTAGAAAGACCCCTAATCCCTGGGGATATAATTAAGCCAGAATTTCAAAATTTAAAATATGAAGTGTATGAAGTTCAGGAAGATAGTTTTGAAGTTTATGGGGTATATCACTTAATGTGTAGTGCTAAACTTCTAAGAGATTCTCAAGATGTCCATAATCAAATTACTCCTACGTCCGACGAGATAATAACCAGAATAGATCCTAAGGAGCCTTATGAGTAGTTTAGTCAATAGCAAAGTTTTAAAAGAAATCTTAGAAAAAACAAATTCCTCTATTGGAATGTATGTTCAAAAAGTATTTAAAGATACGCTAAGAAACTTAATTAATATATTTGGCAATACTTATTATGTTGATAAAAATAATAACACAATAAAAGTTAAATGTTTCCATGCCAATCAAGAGAGGGCGGTGGCTAAAACATTTATAGGTAATAATATAACTCTGCCAATTATCACAGTGTCTGAGAACAATGCTTCAAAAAATGATGACCGGGGACGATACACTCCAATATTAATTCACGAAAAATATTGGCACAAAAGAAAAAACAGGGCAATAAGAACTCTATCAATGGCCCCGCGTCCGATAGACATAAAGTATACAATAAACATTTGGGCAAAATATAAGGAAGACCTAGATCAAATAAGAGAATATATTTTAATTTTATTTAATCCAGATTTAGAAATTAAAACTCGGCAAAGCAACATTACCAAAGCGTTTCTGGAAAGCGAGTCCGACATCCAACAGTCAGAGGCTGACGACCAACAGGATAGAATTTTAAAAAAATCTATAACCATAAAAGTTGAAACTTTTATAGAAAACCCAAAGTTTTTATACACCTCCACAGGCAAGATAGAAACTATAAACTATCAAGTATCTTTAGAGGGGACAAATGTTCAAGAGAGTGCATCCACGGCAGCAGTCACTCACGCGATTGAGTGTAACTGCTCGGAGTGTGTATTGCCATTGTATTTAATAAATGGTGAATCTTTTAATATATCTACTCTATGCCAAATCGCATCTAGCCACGGTTCTGGGTGCTCCTGCTCTGATTGCACATTGTTAATAACTTTAATTTCAGGTGTCGAAGCTAATATTTCTGTCAATTGCGCACCTATCGAATCCATAGATGAATTAAACTAAGATAATTAAATTTTTTAAATTAAATTAATACTTAGCCAGGATAAATACTATTAGAGAAATTTTATGCCTAAGCAACCATCAAGCGTAGTTAAGCCCTCTACAGAGGTAACTAAGTCAATAAAGAATTACTCTTTGCAGGGTATAAACATTATTCTAAAGAATGGAAATGATTTTGATAATGTTTGGCTCTCCCCTAAGCAATCAATTAGAGTTCTTGAGAGCCAAATTACCCAACAGGTAAAAAATCTTCATAAAAGAAGATTAGTTATTATAGGAAATTAAAAGGCAATTAAATGGCAGGCATCCCTACTAGTCCAGCAGTCGTTTTCCTAGAGAAAGATAATTCAGCCTATCCTCCAAATATCAACTCATCCATAGTTGGTATAGTTGGTTATGCAACAAAAGGTCCGACAAACGAAGCAACTTTAATAACAAGCCAGGAAAACTTGATTAGAGTATTCGGAAATCCAAGAGAGAGTTTGCCTGGGCAAGGTCTTGAGGGAGCTTTGGAAATCCTTGAAACCACAAATCAAATAAGGTTCGTTAGAGCTACTCCTGGGGATGCAACTGAAGCCTCAGCTTATGCTCAGTTCGGAGCTTGTCCAGCCATAGTCCTAAAGCCAGGATCCTACGGACTAACTGATAATTTATATTTAACTGTTACAGTAAAAGACTCCAATGGAGTCACTGTTCTGGACCAAAAAGATATTGACGTATTATCATCAACAACTAATGTTAGTAACAATTTAACACAAGCTTCAGCGGTTGCAAAAATAGTTGGTGATGGATCTTCAAGACTAGATCATGCTTTTGTTGCTTTTGATTCAAATTCTGATTCATCTGGATATTTTGTCGGAGCCTACGCTGGCGTAGATGCGTTGTTAAGCGTTCAAGCTTATTCTAGCACCGCACGCGAAACTTCGGATGGAGTATCAGTCTTAGTTAAAGTTGACGCTCTATCTGGAATTACGGTTGGAACTTTTGCCTCATCAATAACAGTCTCTGGATCAGATATCCCAACTAGCTCACTAGCCTATCTAGTAAGATCACTATATGATGGTGATGGATACAATTTAAGCTCGGATATTAACACTGGGCAAGCTTTAGGTATAAGCATAGAAACTGAAAACGGCGGTGGTTTAAAGTCATTGCTAACAGTAAATAATGAAGGCGTCGCTGCGGAGACTTATACTATATCTCTGCTAAATGATACAACATTCATCGAGAATGTTATCAACGTAGGCGTCGATAATGCTATATCAGATTATGTGAAGGGAGAACTTTATGGTAGTGGAACTTCGCTAACATATGCGTCTCCGTTAGCTGATAATGTTACACAAATCAAAAATCTTAACACTGGAATTAATATAAATAATTTAGCTGGTATTAATCCTCTGTTCGGTAAGTTGATTGATAAAACTGTGGGCCTTGCAAACGGCTCTGTGGGCTCTGTAACTACATCTGGAGTAATAGGATCCGCTGCCACTAAGACGGGAATTTATGCCTTAGATGACGATCTGTTAAATATATCAATGGGTATAGTCCCAGGAATTTCAGATCAGAGCGTTCAAAATGCACTAATAACTTTAGCTGAAACGTCTCAGAATTTCTTAGCAGTGGTATCTCCTCCACAGGGTCTAGACACGGTTCAAGAAGCTGTGGATTGGATGAATGGTAAAGGAGATGGTAGAACCGCTGCAATAAATAGCTCTTGGGGCGCGGTGTTCTGGCCTTGGGTTCAGGTCTTTGATACATTCTCCTTAAAGGATATGTGGTATGACCCTGCAATATTTGCCGTAAGACAAATGGCATTCACAGATAATGTTGCAGAGACATGGTTTGCTCCCGCAGGATTCACTAGAGGCAGACTAACTAAGCCAACGTCAGTTGAGCTTGGTTTGAATCAGGGAGATAGAGACGCTCTGTATGTTACAAATATAAATCCTATAGTAAACTTTGCACCAGAAGGTATTACTATATTTGGACAAAAGACAGCACAAAGAGCTTCCACTGCTTTGGATAGAATCAATATAAGAAGATTAATGATATTCTTAAGAAAGGTTCTATTGCAGACTGGTAGAACAGATTTGTTTGAGCCAAATGATGCATTTACTTGGGAGACGGTAAAAGATAAAGCAGAGGCTTTATTGTCCGATATCCAAGCCAGAAGAGGCATTACAGATTTCAGAGTAATTTGCGATGAGACTGTAAACACTCCAGTTAGAGTTGATAGAAACGAGCTTTGGTGCAAGATATTACTGAAGCC